TGACAGAGAGATGGGGCTGAAGTAGTGTCAGAGGAATGTTGTCGGGAAGTGAACTGAATAATATGACTGAACTATTGTGGGGAGAGTACCGATAGATGAGTATGGAACTGAAACTGCCCTCGTTCAGGGAAATGCTGGAGACTTTCTATGCGGACTTTCGTGATGGAAAGTCGTCATACGGCGTTGAACCGCACCCATCTAACCTCAACTACGACCACCCAATGGTTCAGTTGTTCCTGTTTCTTTGGCTGACTAAGTGCCAAATTGCCATCTGCTCTCACGAACGTTACCTAGACGAGGGATTCCCCATTGAAACGGCGACATTCCACATCGCGCAGGAGTGTGAGACAACGCCCGAGTTTATTGACGAGACCATCCTTAGGCTTGAGGATTGTGGGGACGAGAAAATCCTTACTGCCCTTGACAGACTCGTTGACAAACTGGAGTCAATGGTCTTTGATGGATTGGCGAGAGATGAAGTCTCAATGGAAGAATTAGACCAGTATGCCGAACGGAAAGAATCCGAGAGAAAATCGGAGATTGAAATGATGAAGGAGATGTTTGGGGAATGACTACTGCATGGATGGAGCAAGCGGCTTGTCGGGGGATTGACCCAAGCCTGTTTTATGCGGAGAGAGACGAGGACGCCCATGACACCAATAGCGGGGCGCGTCAAGTGTGCCGAACATGCCCAGTAAGAATGGAATGCCTATTGATGGCATACGAAAACAGGGAAGAGTTTGGCGTGTGGGGTGGGGTCACACCAGGAGAGCGTCGCCCCCATCGCTTCCAGCAAACGCTAGAGATGGTTCGGAACGAAATTGAGTACCTGCGAATCTTGGACATGGAGCCCCAAAGCCGCCGTTCTGCCCTCAAGAAGATGAGAGCAAAGAAGTAAGTCTTACTGCTTCTGGCGGGGCGCCTTGGCGTAATTAATCCCTTTGGGCTGATGCTTCTTATTCTTGTTTGACTCAGAAAGTCGGCTATTGCATTTCAAACAGAACTCTGCCCACGGATAGTAGCGACGCAGTTCAATGGGATGGGCGCAGTCAAGAACATCAACGACCTTCTCGTTCACCACATCACGGATGAACTGAGACATGCTCTTGCCCTCTTTCTGGGCTGCCATCTTCCAGCGCTCATGGTCACCGTCGGTTGTCCGCACAATGATTTGCTTATTTGATGGTCCATCTTCGCCAAGATTGGTTGACACAGTGAACTCCATAGTCTCAGCGACCTTGTTCATTGCGACTTCCACATTGTCTTCCTCGGGTAGTTCAGTGTTGCTCATTTTCGTCTGCCTCCAAAGGTGACTCTAGTTCATGCCGGGGCTCTACGTCGATAACTTCAGCGCTTTTGCCAAGAAGTGCAGCAACCATTTCCTGAGGGAGAACCCCAGAGTGTCCCATAATCTCCAGCAACTGACGGGCTTCCTTTTCGGGGTCAAATGCGTCTACTGCCACTGCCCCAATGGGGCCAGAAAGCGAAGCCTTGATGGTCTGGTTTGTATTTACATCCATCTGAATATTGACGTTCTTCTGGTCCATGCCTAGAAGTTTGGCTCGCCTATCCATGATGAGTAGAACTTGTTGAATCGCCTTGAGGTCGGGCTCAACCTGAACCTCAGTCCCGTCATCCATCTTCACCTTGCGGTGCTGAGTGAGGGGCCAAATTGCGGCTTGAAGGTTGTCGAGCCTTTCTAATTCCATCCGCAGAATATCTGGGTACGCCATGAGAGCCTCTTGATTGAGTTTCTCCAGTTGGCGCTGAATCGCAGTGTGAACTGCTTTGGGTGAAATGCCGAATCTTTTAGCAATGTCTCCCACGGCAACGCCAGCCTGACGCATCTTGAACATGCGGGCATCTCGTTCGGCGAGGAACTCCCTCGTCATCACCTGTGATTTACGTTCTGCCATCGCCATACCTCTTGAATTCCAGTGCCTCAAACGGCCACCTCTTGCCACGCTTCATCTTCGTGGGCCAATGCCTCTCATCTCGTTCTCCACGAAAATGCTTGACGTCGTAAACATATTCTCCCATAGAAGTGGGGTCTGGCTGTAAAGAAATACCAAATTCAGGCCAGCGTGACCATACGGCTGAACCGAATGGGCGCAACACACGATTGGTCAATGACTCTCCGAGCGGGGCGTGATGCTCTAGCCACAGGGCGCAGTTGTAGACGGTGCGAAGGGTGTCAAGGTATTTCACGACTTCAATGACAACTGCTTCCGACGTCTTGGTTCCTGGGTCAATGAAAGATTTGTAGAGGGGTCCAAGAATCAAGAGTTCTGGCTGAACCTCGTCCATGTAGTTCTCAAGAAGTAGTCGGTCATTTGCGACGAGCAAATTTAGACCATCAGGCTTGATGACGATGTGGGCTTTCCCCTTGAGTGAGTAACCCATGTTCCGCGATTCATTGATAATTGAGCGAGTTGAGCGACGGATGATTTTCTCAGGGTTCTCCAAGTCGATGGTAAGGGTTCGTATTGCTGGCATCCGTTGGAAGGTGAATGGCTGTACGCCCCATGATGTTGCAATAGCCACCTGACGAGCAAGCATCGTCTTGCCCACACCTTCAGCGGCAACCACAATTACTCGTTCGCGACGCTCAAGCAGCCCCGGGATTAGCCAGTCGTATGAGTCAACGTCGGTTTCAGCAACAAAGTCCTCCCAGTTGACGAGTCGTCCTTCGGTTGTGATTCCTGATGTTTGTGCCGAAGAGACGAGAAGACTTGCACGGTTGATGAGTGCTTTGGCTGAGAGGTCATCACGGAGAAGTAGTTCGCGAAGTTTGCCTATGGCGACATCCGTCATTGACTGAGGTTCTGGTTCTTCTTCCTCTTCCTCAACGTCATCAAACTCCTCTACCTCCTCCATAGGGATTTGGTCCTCATCTGTCGGGGTAAAGCGAATGAGGTCTTCCGTTTCACCGCCGAGCATCAAGAAGTCCGTTATGTCCTTGCCCTCTGGCGGTATCCAAGCCGCAACATCGCATCCAGCATTCTTTAGTTCGGCAAGAACCTGAGCCGCATGCTTCTTCCCAGCCTCATCATTGTCGGCAATGATGTCAACTGTCGCCCCAGCAAGAGCATCTGTGTGAATCTGCTTCCAACTGCCCGCACCATTTGGCATGGTTGTAGCGACAGCACCCATAGCCATGAGTGTGTCTGCGTCTTTCTCGCCCTCAACAACCCAGATTGACCGACGCTTTTTCTTCGCCTCAAGAACATCAGGCAAGTTGTAAAGAATTCGTGGGACATCATTAGGAATGCTGTTTATCCACCCACCAGAACCATCGGGGCTCCGTTGCAGGAATGTCTTCTTGCCAGATTCGTTTACGAAGCGACGCTTCTGAAAGAGAAGAACGCCATTCTCGTCCCTGTAATCGTATTCAGCAACGAGTATCAACTTCTCTTTCTTCTTTGGTTTCACCACGGGCTTTGCCCATTCCCGTTTCGTGGTGTAGGAATCCATCGTCGTCACTCGTTCCGAAGGAGGCATCAAGTCCGCCAGCGTCATGCCAACAGAACCAACAATCTCGGTGGCCCCGCAGCCACCTCCCCTATGGCAATAGACAAGAATCTTGCCATCGCGTTCTTCCGCGATTGACAAAGACGGATTGTCGTCGTCGTTGCGACACGGACAGCATGCGTCCCACCCATTGCTGGTCTTTACAACTCCACTGAGGCGACTAAGAAAAGTGCTCGTGTGCTCAAGCACGTGGGACACCGCCAAGAATGTCGATGACCGTTGGTCGCTTCATGGCAATGTTGAGTTTCTTCCGCATGCGCTCTCGCGCCCCTTCGGTAAGTCCCCCCCAAATACCGAAAGGCTCCCAATGCAATGAATAGTCAAGGCATTCCTGTTTCACAGGACATAGTTCGCAAACGCGCACTGCCTTGTTCATCGACTCACGCATTTCAAGTCGTTGCTTTGGGTTGAGCGTGTTGGAAAGGTTCGGAAACCACCAGTGAACCGGCTTCCCCCGACAAGCCCCGTTATTCGGCGGCGTAGATATTGTCAATTCAGTCCCCCCTTGTTGATGACTTTGCGAATGTCGCTCGCAGACAT